GCTAGAGTGCGTATAGTGGTAATAGGGAATGTTAACTCCTATTCCACCAAGGGACTTCATTTGAAATGCGATTTGAGAATTAGAACAAGAGTCCATATATGTTTGACTATTGGTATTCTCAATATCGAAAATCTGGGTAGCATTTGGTTGATCTGCTCCAACAGGACGCAAACTAGCGAAAATATCACCAGTAGCATCTGACGTCATTATACGATGACGTACACCACCTCTTTGTAAGCAGTATATGGAACTTAAAATGCCAAACATGTCAAACACAACTTCTGTCTCTGCGGGAGGAGAAGTAGTTGTGTATGTCCATGCATAGGGTAAAACCGTAAGGTTTTGAGTAGTTGCTGAAGTTTCTCTTGTGTAGCCCATAATACCACCTCTCTTAAGAAGTGAACGTAAGCTGGTTACAACCTCACCGACACAATGTTCTTCACAATCGAAATTGGTAATACCACGAGTGGTTCCACCGACCGTCGAAACATCATTCAGTGTGGGGTTTGCATCAGATTCAGCGTTTTTAAAAACACCAGCCATTTGCAATTGGGCTGGGATCATAGGGGTTTGGAGAGAAGGTCTGGGCACTGAAAATTTAAGATCAGGTGCACCAGCTACTTCAACAAGAATAGTTACTGAATTGGTAACTGTCTCAGGAGCAACTAACTCATCAAGCACAAAAATGGACCACTGACCGTAAGGAGCAGTGTTTGAAGTGCTAAGTGTACCAGTATCTCTCCAGGGTGTAATACTAACATAAGGAACTTCAATAGTAAATTCGTTTTGTTCACGAACATCTAGAATAGTCTTATGCAAGTAAGGAGTGTCCTCATAAGTTATAGTGCCATCAAAACAAGCACTTTCATAAGGGTTGAAAGCAAAAAGCAATCTTCCTGAATGGAATTCTGTTTTGACAACTTTAATTTTAATTACAAAACCACCAGAATATCTCTGGAAGTAAGAGGACAAGAAACTAACGGGAGTATGTTGATACTCACCAGTAGCCGTACTGTAGGGAACACATCTCATATCCCAAGGATCAAGAAGTCCTGAAATAAGAGGTGCACCCTGAATTGCAGAACTGGGCCATTCGACTTGGTTCCAGTAAGCAAAAATGCTCTTTATATAGTTGATAGATAATTCATCAGTGTCCACACCAGCAAAACCAGGAGTGATGCCAATATGATTATCACTAAAAAGAGCAAGAGGTTGCGTGTCATCGGGTTGATCCTCATTAGCAATATAAGGATGTGGAAACCGATTGATACGACAAATTTTGTCATTAATGTTAGGTTTACTCCACCCTAAGCTAGTTGCACTAGCTGAAAGAGCTTTGGTCACCCAACTGGCTGGTCCAGCAATGCTACTGAGTAAAGGAACTTGAGCTAAATTTTCAAGCCCCTCAGTAATCATCTTAAGACCACCTGACAAAGGTTTTGAACTGTTTTGTTCAACCTCAAAGATATCAACATTTTTGCGAATGTTTTTACCTTTGCGATTTCTGGGAGTCCAACCAGACTGTGATTCAATGATAGAAGCCGCGGGAGGCACCACCTTATTAGGAATGGTGTTACCGAAGACCTCTACATCTTCATAATGTACCCAAACCGTGAAACCAGCGTTAGTATTACCAGTAGCAGCAGTAAGAGGAACATAAGGATATAAGAAAACCTGTCCTGGATCACCAAAGTAATCTAAATTACTATTGGGATTCCAACAAAGTGCAGGGAAAGCACCATGATAAGGAATTCTCAATTGAACAGAGGTATCGGTGTTCAAATCAAGCTCAACATGGTGAAGTTGAGTGATTTGGCACTTATTAGCTCTGTGCATATCATTCCAATTAGCTAATTGACTAGTAGAAGCAGGGTCAAAAGATGCTCCACCAGTAGGAATAAAGGCCAAAATATATCTACCTTGTTGAAATCTGTTCGCGTTAACTTGCAGAGTGACAACAGTGGTGTATCTTAAGGACATAACTCCACTTAGCTTGTCGGAATACATGGGATTTGTTCTTAAAGGCAAAGATGTGGCAAACTGACCAAAAGTTGTAGCTGCGTCAGTCGTTGTAAAATTGCCTTGCATATAATTATATGGCTTAGCCAAAAACGATTTAATGGAAGCGGGAACACCATCATTAGGTAAGGTTAAAAGATTGGAGGGCAAACCAATTTCGTTATGCAAAGTTGCTTGATCTACAACTGCATCGTCTGCAGCTCTAGTAGTGCTTCCGAAATTAGTTTGAATATCCGTACCTCTGACAATGTCGCTTTTTAAATCCATATCTTGTTCTATAGAAGCCTGAACGTCAGATTGAGGTTCAGCTTTAATTGGGTCTAACTTAGCCGATAAACAGTCACGACCATATAATGACTGATATCCTTCATATTTGTTATTGTTGTTGTAAATCATATTTAATAAAAAGGGGGGTTTTTACAATTTCAGAGTAATTGCACTCAAAATTCAGTTCTTCCGAACCGTCGCACGACGATAATGTTTAATGTCATTTCGGACGGAGTGAAAGTGAAATTAACAGAACATCTCCAATTCACAAACTTCTTTAAGGTTTGTGAAATAAGAAGTCGATTCGGGATAAAAATCTAAATGTTCTTTGCTAGCTTTAACGATCTTTTTCTTGTACACTTCGTAAGTATCTCTTCCATGAAGAGATAACTCTCTCAGTATACCAACTACATTATCCCTAACAATGACATCTGCTCTACCGCCATTCTTAGTCCAGTTAAGAGTTTCAAGAAGTCTATTCAATCTCAAAGGTGCCACATATCTGTTAGCATCCTTAGAAAAGGACCATTTCCTCTTGAGAAACTCAACATCTTCAAGGTGTCTCATTTCGACATTAACTGCATCTTTAATTTCTGATGTATATGTTAAACCTAACTCTTCCATATACTTTCCTACAACAACTTCGGTGAACTTATTTCGAAGATTGCTCTTAACAGAAAATACATTATCGTCTCCCAAAGCCAAGAGAAAGCAATTCTCATGAAATTTATCTCTAACATTTAAATCATTCTCAAAAGCTCGGTTCCAACAATATCTGAAAGCAATTCCATTGTACATGGTATTAACAACTGGAGTCATGGGATGTCCCGAGGGAAGGGAGGTATACCATTCATAAACACACTTGTTTTGAATATGCTTAGAGTTAGTTAATTCCAACCAAAGAACACGTCTGACCATGTCATCTTCTTCGGAACCATCATACCATTCATTGATTACATCCAAGATTTTATTATGGATATATGGTTTTTCACTACCATCGAACTTAGAGTAGTCACCAGCTCCAACGTTCTTAGATTTACCAGGACTAAATTCTGACAATCTTTTAGCAGCATAATTCCATTCATCGGAGTAAACATTCACACCAATCATGCTCTGATTATTAATTCTGTTAACCTTGTACCATAACATATATGATCCAAAATACATACGATATAATACCAATAATTTGATGGGACTACCTGAAATCAATCGAGTTTTAAACTCTCTAACTTTATCAAGAGGTCTCAATTCATCCTTTAATGAATCCATAAAAATGTGTTCATTTCTAATACCATCTTTGGCGTCCTTAATACAATCGTAAACCTCTTCTCTTAATCTTTCACAAAATTCACTTGTGAAATCAAATTCATCATCGTGTCCAAAGAAAGCAGTCTTTCCTGGAGATGAGGAAGGGGTTTCCAAAACATAAGGGTAACCGCAAGATGTCCTTCTATTCATAGAATCGAATTCAGTTCCTGGAAGACCAACGACACTTTCTTCGAAAGTCAAAACCTTCTTATCAACATCAACAGGACTATTAGAAAACAGATAATCTTTATATTGGTCTACTGCTCTTTCAACTACATCAGTTCTAAAAATAGGAACTGTCATATTGTAGTTTTTAAGTGCAACATCCCAAGGGGAAATGTGCTCTCCTTCCAAAAATCCGGACTTTAACTTAGCTGGAGCCATAAAAGACTTCTCAACTACGTTATAGAGTTGACTCTTCACGATCTTAGTTGAAATGGGTAAAGATGGACCACGAAGAACATCTTTAACTTGACCAAATCTGCCATCACCAACTAAAGGCTGGTTTGGAGAGGTGTCATAAAAATCCATTTGACTAGAAATCTTATTAACCTTTGGAATCTCTTCAAGACACTCCTCAATTTGTTCTACACTAAAAAGTGAAGAATAA